CGGGCCATTTCTTGCAATCGGCGGTTGCGTATGCCCAGCGAGCGTGCCACGAGCAAGAGTGAGTCGCCCTGTCGCGACAGCTCGCCAACCCTTAACGTCAAGGCCTCGATGGCCATGACGTTGCGCCCATCTTTTGTCACCTGGCGTTCCATGCGCGCCTGTTCTCCACGCAGCAGTAGGATTTGGTTTTGCCGCAGTCGACTGTTCTCGCTTTTCAGTTGGCACGCCCAGCTTATAGCCGATGCCAATGCAAGCACATGGCCAGCAAGCAGCACGGCTACCATTACGTTACTTATCCGCATATCCTGTTCACCATCTTAATCAGTCCAACCATCTGTGCGAAGTATCCCGGGGCGGTGGCATATTGGCTGCCGTGTCCATCGCAGATACGACGTGTAAACTCGATGGCATTCTTACGATAGGGCCAAGCATCGGCATAACCAGGTTTCTGCAACAGTCGCGTGTGTTCTTCGAGACACTCTTCCAGCGAGTCGAAGTCTTTGAAAAGTCGATAGACAGTGTAATACCAGCGGTTGCCGGTCTTACACTTGGCCACCGAAACGATACGTTCTGGTGCTGCGAACTGCCTGTTTGGCGTATTGAAATACTCATGCGTGAGAACTAGTACTGTGCGTCCTTTCCATGCAGAACCGCGCGTGATGCCGAAGAGGTTGAACTGCCCCACACGGCTCTTTCCCCATCCGCTTTCAAGAATGGCTTGCGCCGTAACGAATTCGGGTGCGATGTCGGTGGTTTTCTTGGCTGCTTGGTAAATCTCGCGAGCGAAGTCTATCTGTTGTTGTGTAGCCATGATTGTCGGAGTTTATTAGGGTTCGGCGGTATATTCGCCGCGGTCGTTGAAGTCTTTTAGCCGTTTAACGAACGAGGGGGGCAGTATGGGATAGATGGCTTGGATGTTCTCAACGCACGAAAAGGCCTCGCGCACCATCATGAACACGCACAGGTAAGTGCCTATCCATTGCGTTGCTCCCACCACGCTGCCTTGCACGGTGTAGTTAGAGAGAACGTTGGAGAGGATGAGCAGCACGATGTAGATGGCAATTTTCTTGCCGAATTTCGAGAAGAACGATCCGCTCGAGGCATCCTTGTGCATCAAGTGCTTCACTATGCCCAGCACCGTGTCTACGGCCACGAGTATGGCTATCCACTTGGCGAATTCCCAATCTTGGTACAGGTATCGGGCGATGTCTGCCACGATGGAAAGTGGCAGCGATGTAATGGCTATCATTGGTAGTTTCTTCATGTTGTTTCGGGTATTGATGTTACAAAGTTACGCCTTTATCCCAGCCGTTCAAAGGACCGTTTTAGGGCGTGAGTTCCCAGCGCGTCGGGTGCTGTTGCATTGAGCATCAGCGTCCATCCCGAGGCTTTTAGTTCCGAGGCCACGAAAGGTACAATCTCGGCATGAGCAAGTGAGTCGCGAGAGAGCCAATTGAGTTCTCCCCTCTCTGCATCTGCCATCATCCAAGCATGGACTGTCGTGAGCAATTTCAACGTCCTATCGGAGATAATGACATGCTCCATTGGATCGGCATGGTCTGAATACTTCATTGCGACTGTAATGGCCAGACGCTGAGTGTACTGATAGGACCTCCTTCCGTCGTCGCCAAACTCGAACTCGCCGTAATCGGCAAAGAGAAAACTACCCGTCAGGCGTTCAACTAACGATTTAAGTTCGTCAAACGTCTGCCCGTATACATAATGGTCTATTTCTGGAATACGCGCCTTATCCGGTAGTCGCTCAAGGATATCCAACATTTGTGCATATTCTGCAAACTCACTCTTGCCCAATGTAGCCATCGAGCGTATTCCACGTTTGTTTGGAAATTTTGCAAAGTAAAGAAAGAGATCCACAATCATATTATTTCATTTATGATATTAACAGGCAATCCGGTCTCAGTACTAATCTTAGTCACATCATACTCCATTCCATGCAATGTACGCACCGACTCTATTGTTTTTTTTCGCAGAATGCGGAGATATGTAAGCACGTTAAGCTGTTCCACGGCCGTGGCGTCACCAAGTCCATCGGCCGACAAATCGTATAAAGCGTCAGCTGCATCTGTGGTGATGGGATGCGCCGGCTTTTCGACAAACTTGGTCAACAGTGCAAACTCGGTTTTAGTGAAGAGATAGGCGTTAAAGGCCTGAAAATTCAACGAAATGGCTGCCAACAATTCTTGTGGCAATTGGGAGAAGGCCGTAGCCAGTGCATGCGCCTCCTCCGAATTATACGTGCCAGGAAAATATAGAATGGCTGCCAAGAGTGGTAGCGCATCGGTCTTACTTTTTAACAAGGAGCGTGCCTCGATATATTGCAGGGCGGTCAATGAGCAAGTCAAGCTATCGTAGGTCGTGTTCACCGTGTAACCAGCATATTCCAGCTTATCCACCCGCACTATGGGTATCAATTGCGCACAGAAACAAAGATTGAGAACATATTGATAATCCATGGTACGCAGCTTACGTGCGATGGGCAGAGAAAGCCGGAAAGGATCCGTATATTGGCACATCCTCCGCTCATTGGCAGGTAAATGAGCCAATATAGCATCATTGTCGGGGTATTGTATTCGAAAGATGAATGTCAATCGTTCAGCGATGCATACCAGGTTTGCAATGGCATTCTCGTTGCGCAGCCTACGCCAGTCACATCCAATGGCGTCACAAACATAGCGCACTCCGACCTCCCCTGGCGACAACTTTCCTGCTTGCATTTGTGCAAGGTGTGAAACTAGTCGTACAAAAAGTTCCTGTGACAATTTTTCCCAGGTATTGGGAACAGCAAGGCTCATTCCACGACACGTGAGTTTAATAATCTCTTTCATGGAGCCATCACAATTAAATCCGACGAATCGTTATACCGTGAATATGAACAAGCGTCCACGGTGCGTTCATCCAACAATAAGTCCGCATCGGCCAGCAGATTGTCCGCTTCCGCTTCAAGCGACGCTGCCAACTTCTCGGCATTGCCGTGTTCGTCCGGTCCTTGCCGTGCCGCCTTATTGTCGGCGAAGAGGTTACGTATCGTGGGCGGGAACTCAAGCATGTCAAACCGCCTTAACGCCTTGGCCACCGTCCGCTTCGCCAGGGCGAGACGCAGCATGGGCAATACGCTTTCCTTATCCTTGGCCTTAGCGAAGTAAGCGGCTAAGCGTTCATCCAGGCATTCTTTCTGTAGCGGTACGGTTCTAAAGAAAAAGAGATAAGACAGATCGATAGGATATATCAAGTCGAATTCGTCGGCCGAACGTAGCTGGCATTCGTCGAGCAGTCGAGAATATCGCGCACTTTTCCATAGTTTTGCCGGCGAGCCTTCCTTAAGCTCACCTTGCATCAGTTGTTGGATGAGATTGTCCATCGCGGCGAAATAGTTCTCCATGTAAGCGCGTTGCATGCCCTCTATTTCGTACTTATATATGTCTGTCCCCGCTTTACGCCGCGAAATCGAATCGAAGACCAGTTGAGCAGCCAACGTCCGATTTGCCATGGCAGCCCTTAGCGCATCGAGCATATCGCCCTGTTGACTTTTAACAATAGCTACATACACGGCAGACGATATTATCGACTCGATGTTCTTGCGCGCCGACCTTGCCGAAGGCAGATAGTCGACCATGGCCTTATTGGTGTCTACCCCAGGGGCATATTCAACAAAAGTGGCCAAGTTACCAAATAGTTCTTCTATGACATTCATGATTGCTGTTTGTTAAGTCTGTCTTTCGGAGCGATATCTTCCTGGCGTTGTGGAACCTCTCGGTAGAAACCTATCCGCAGACCAGTTGCATATAGCTGTGGGAAGTTCACTTGCAAGGCCCAGTTTAGAGGTTCGCTGCATATTTCGTCTTCCGGGGTAAGAGACATTATATATATAAGGTAGTTGTAGTAGGCGTCACTGCCCGACTTGCTGATTACACCCTCCTTATCGATGGCCGATATGGAGGCGTCAAGCCCTACGCTTGCCAAAAGAGCCTGCTCGGCTCGCTTGTCGTAGGCAATCAGTGCATCGATATATTCCTTATAACGTAAGTCCACTGTCTCAATCTTCCATTGCTGCTCATGCCCTTGCGCATCGGTAAACGAGAACGTGGAGTAGGCCTTACCTTGATTATGCTCTCCACTAAGGTAACAACTAAACTTGCGCAACTCTTCGCGGATATATTGCACAAGCACGCTCTCATGCATTTCTGTACCGATGTCTATCCCGTTGTATCTTATCAACTCTTGCTTTTTCGCCTTGCGTGTCTTATTCTCTTCACATAATCTCTGTATCTGATTACGCTTGCTTTCCACCCAAGCGTTAGGAATGATGATGTGTATCTTTGCTGCAAGGGAATTTCGCAAGAACGAATTAATATATATTGGCGTCTTGTTACTGCCCTGAATGTAGGGGCGCGAGCCTTGATGAGTCTCATTGGTTCCATAGAACTCATCTATCGAGGTCTCTCTATGATGGGAAATGGCGGCGAACTGGTAGTTATCCACTTCTGAAAGGTTGAACTTCGGATATATCTTATAAGAGCCGATACCGTATGCCCAACGACCAACGGCTACGTGACGGAAGTCCGAATATTGTACCAGTTCCCGCGCCATGTCCTGATGTGTGGTGGCCAGTCGACATTGCGTGTTTTCCATCGCTTCAAGACCAGCCACGGGCATCATGCCCAACCGCTTGCCACGCGCGAACCTCCATTTAACGAAGAAGTCGCCGAAGTAATAATAATTGATGATACAGGCCTTACAAAATTCTTGAACGCTGGCCATTCCGTTGCCCTGCCATGAGTTCAACCAATTATCCACCTCCGGTACGCTCACATATTCGCGGCGCAACTTTCCCCCTCTCATTGCATAACGATAGGTCATTGGCCCATGGCCATAGAGCATCTTAACCTGCTTGCGATATAAGCGTGGCAATATGCGGTTCCGCTTTATCTCCCTCGCCACGTCTTCGCATTGTGCGTTGTTACGTCCTCGGGCACACACTTGGTAGCCGTTCACGCCCAACCATACTTTCTCATTGTATGGCAACTGCTCGCCATCGGCAACGGCAAGAGATGGAAGTGAGAAAAGCTGTTCACCTTCACCCACTTGGAAAGAGATGGCATTGCCGTCATTGACGTAAAGGCCAGCGTTGCCGTAAAGTTCGATACTATCTGTCATAACCAGTTTATCTTGTGAAGTTTATATCCATCATTGGGAAAAGCCATATATCGCACCAATATACGATAACACATCTTCGGATTTCCTTCGGAGTCGCTAAAGAGCAAATAGTTCTCAGCGGAAACGGTAAAACGTTCGTCGGGAAGTTGCGTGCGCCACTTGCATCTTTCTTTCACCACCAAACTCGCCCCCGCCTCGCCACGGCTACGGCTGTATGGAAAGAAGCACAGGGTGAAGTACCCCTCGGGCAACTTACTAATCTCCCTTGCCCATTGCAGTGCATCGGTACCAAGCATCTCGAAACTTGTGTTCATACCGCAAAAGTAACGTATGAACGCGTGCGCGCAAAGGACCGCCCTACCCCCCTCCCCCTCAGATTTCCGATTTTTTTTTGGGGTGCACCGAAAATGGCAAACTCAGCGGTGCGTGGTGTTTTTCCCCTTTTGTCATTTTCATTTTTCAGGTGGTCGCTTATATATTCATTGAAACACAACACGTTAGGTTTTGTAGCCATGTAAAAGTTGTTCGATATTGCCCCGCGTGGCGAAATTATTGTTTGCTCCGCGCACACTTATTAGCCCCTAATTAGCCCCTTTACGATACAGAAAAAGCGTTAAGCCACCATTTATACCCTTTCGCAAGTATAACCTAGGCTTAACGCTTCGCATGGTTCGCCATCAAATGGCGGTGTTATCTGGTAAATCGGTTGGGAATGTGCTTAAATCGCTTTTAGCAATGTCGCCATAGAGGCCATAAAGCAAGTATATCATGGCACTAGGCAATTGCGTCGTCAGGCCGGCCTGCCGTTTCAGCGGCTCTTTCTTCTCCGAACTCTTGTCCAGTTCTATCGAGTTGCCCTTCTTCACTAGGGGGCTAATCAATATTGCGCTGCACAGGTTCTTGCACTCGTTCTCGCAGATGCGCACGCGGGGCAAGAAGTTGCGCTGCTCACCGAAGAGCATCAGGCACAGCTTGAACTGCTGCCAATGGTAGATGGTGGCCGCGCCCTCGTTGTGCAATATCACCGAAAAGCCATAGCCCTCTAGGGCGGCTTTCAGTGCACGGCTATCGGTGGTAATCTGTTCCAGTTCTTCGCGACGCTTGTTACCCGCGCGGTCGGGATAAAGGTGCACCACCTTGTCCTGTGCATCAGCCCCAAAGAACTGGTAAAACTGTTGCGCCAGGCTATCTTGCTCCTCGGGGTAGTACGCCCAAAACTCCTTGATGATGTCAAGCTGTCGGCCGTAGTCTTTCTTCTGCCCCACAACCATTGAGGAGAACGCCCCAGGGTCGTAGCCCACGTATAGTGGCTCGCGGCGGTCGTAATGGCGAAGGTAACGGGCTGTGAGGGTGAACTTGTCTTTGAGGTCGTGGCCAAGGATGGCGTCGTAAACATAGCTGTCCTTGAACTGATGCCTCGCTTTATCGTAGGCAGCGAAGAACTTGTTTGTCACCTCCTTATGTCGCACGCCGCAGATGGCAGTAAGAAACTCGTCCATGTCGAGCGTGTCGAGCTGGGTCTTGAAAAACTTCGGCCCCAGGATGTCTTTGTTGCGGAAGCTTGATGCGCGGATATAGTACA